GGGTCTTAGGCATGTCAAAGTCCTTTACGACGATAGGGGCGCACCTTCTCCGCAATGCCCTTGGGCTGCGGCACGAATTGTTTACCAGCTTTCTTTCCCTCGCGCTTGGCGCGAGTAGTCGCGGCGTACTCGGCGGACGACAACGACTTAATGGCGGACTCCGGCAGGTAGCGTTCGCCGGTTTTCGACGACGGCTTACCCGACTTAGTCCGCCATTTTTGTTCGGTCCAAGCCTTCAAGGATTTTTGGGGAGCCTTCATTTGTAGCCTCCCCCTTTTTCCTTGTACTGCTTGGCGAGCAGTTGGGCCTTACGGGCCGACCACTGTCCAGCCTTCGTGCCTTGCACGGCGGAGGCTTTGATCTTGTTGAACAAAGCCTTGCGCATCTCGGGTTTCGTGTAGTTGCCCGCAGCGTTTACTTTGGACTTGGTCGGCCCTTTAGCCATCACTTGCCTCGGTTCATCTTCTTGAGCGTCATGGCAAGGCGAGCGCGCTGCCCAACCTTGCCCTTCTGCTTAGCGGCGGCTTCAAGTTTAGCCGCAGGGATTTTCTTACCCTGCGGCACGCCAAGGTCTTTATGGAGCTGGCCCGGCTTCTTGATCGCCCCGGCGATCCAGTTCTTAGCCATCAGCACTTACCCTTGACCATGCCGCCGCTGCGGTACTTACCCATCTTGGTAACGCCCGCCTTCATCTCTTTCTTTTCGCCAGCGAGATAGGCTTTCTTGCCCATCTTCTTTTCCATCTTCTCTTCCTTGGCGGACTCCTTCGCGCCGAAGGGCTTCGCCATCTTGCCACCGAACGGCATCTTCTTCGCCATCTTAGCCATCACTTACCTCCGCAGTAGCCTTCGCGGCGCGCGTTGTTAACTTTCACTTCAGTGATCGTCTGCGCCGTGTCCTTCGACGACCACGAAATGTCACGCCATACTGAACATGCTGAGAGGTTAGTCTCTGCGGTGCCCATCGTTTTCGAGCAGCCGGTCAGGACTAACAGCAGCGTTGTCGCCAGAAGTAATCGCATTTTGGACCCTCTTGAGGGCGTCGGCGGTTGCGGCGGCTTCGATCTCGGCTACCGCGTCGGCCCTGATCTTAACATAAACGCCGCCAAGAGCCACGATTATCAAGCCGCCGATCATGATGTAGCGGCCAAGGGGGGTGAACAGAAAGGCGATCATGCAGCCTCCTCATCCAGCCGTTGTTTGCGGAACCACCATACAGCGCCCGCAGCGATGACGATGACCACGAGGATCAGGACCGTGGGGCTGAGAGACGATAGGATGTCTCCGCCTTCTTTGACCAGAGGGATAACTTCCTGAGCCACGGCAATCGTGCCCAGACCGCCAGCGGCCACGGCAGCATTTGCCTCTTTCGACTGAGTGATCGACTTGGAGGGCTTTGGCTGGTCAGGGGCCAAACGTGCTTCGAGGATGTCCACAGGTTTTTCTGTGTCCACGCCGCGCCAAAGTTTGGCTTCAGCCCGGCGACGACGCACCAGACCGGCGACTTCTTTTCCGCCAGCTTTGGTCCACTTCATCAATTCAGCAGGGACTGCGTCGAACTTGCCTTCGTTGACCCGCTTGAGGAGGGTCGACTTTTGGAGCGCACCGAGCCCGCAGTTGAACGCGAAGCTCACCAGCACGTCGAACTGGTTCTGGGTTACCTCGATGGTAACGAGCTTCTCGACCCCACGCTCGAACTTCTCAAGATCACGGGCAAGGATTTCTGCACTCTCCTCGGCAGTGATCGTCATGCCTTCGCAAACCTCGGGAGCGCCCGCAGCGCTGGTGTGCCCGACCCCAATCGTGAGAACATTTGCAGAACAGCGGTAGGCTTTCAAACGCTCCCCTTCGAACTCGCGAATGTGAGCGATACCAGCTTTAGATGTTTTCATGGGTCACCTGTGCAACAGCATTGCCATACCAAACAACGACGCCACGAGAAACGCCGCAACCAAACCCACCGCCCCGAGCAGAGCCAAGTCTTCTTTCATCTGCTGCGCTTCGCGTTTGCGCTGTTCTTCTAAGGCTCGCTGCTCTTTACGAACGCGGATAATTTCTTTTTGAACTTCGTCCCAGCCGTTAAGTCCATACTGCGCGACGAACTCGTTCTTTACTTGCTCGGCCCACTCTGCGGCTTGCTTTCGCTTCTGAACGATGTCCAGTGCGATCTCTTCCGCTGTTAGCTTACTAAATAGCTTTGGCTTCGGAGGATCGGCAGCGGCTTGCGTTAGTTTAGCTACGGACCCGTACAATTTAGCGACATCACTCGTCATAGACTGGATGTCTTTGCCAAACTTAATTCCCTGCTGGATGGCAGAAAAGGCCGTCTTAGCGGCCCCAAATACAAGCGCGATTGTTGCGGGGTCCATGGGTCACCTCGCCATTTCTCGCGTTGTCTGATTGATCCGCGCTTTGACGGCTACGATGTCACGCGGTTCAACTTTGAAGCCAATAGAGATATAGCCGACCATGCTACCTGCTTCGGGAGGCACGGAGCCCCGGCACGCGTAGGTAACGCCCCTAGAAATCAGCCAGTCGCCGACATCCGAGGAAGGCTCAAACCGCTCGCATAATACTTCGCCGTTGAGCATAGAGACTGCGGCGCGGTTGCGTGCAGGGTTGCCAGAAAAGAACGCGCCCTTCTTACCTTCAAGTGGGCTGAAGCGTCCGTCGGCGGACTGCGCAATGCGAGTGATACGAGCGTTCTTGGCTAGATCAACTTGATGGATAATGACCGTCTCAGCGCGCAGATCGCGGATCAGGTCACGACCCATAGACGCAAGCCTTTCGTCGGCTAGAAGCTCCGGCATCGTCTCGCGGGATGTAAGCGAAGTGACCAGCTTATCCTGATGCGAGTAGACGATGTACCCGACCAAACCGAGAACACCGAGGATTATGATGGTTAGAAGTTTGAAGGGGGAGTCCACCCATTTGACAAGGTCGAGAACCTTGTCGAGCGGCCCGCCGGGGGGTTTTGGCGGTGGCGCTGGAGGGTCGATTTCAGCCTTGATCTTTACGATACGAGTACGGATTTCTTCTGTTTTGCGCGGAGCGCGCTTTACTGGTTTTTTGACTTGGCGAGCCATTACTTACCAAGCCATCTCTGGACGGTGTCCGTTTCGTAGATACGGATGCCCGTCCAGATGATCGTAAAGATGGCCGCGATAGACGGCAGGATGCCAGCAAGGGTGCCAATAACCGTGATGACTGAAACGCCATCGGCTATTTGCTTAACGGCTTCGTCTCTGACGCCCATGACTCTTCGCCCTCAGAACCTTTTGAAGCGTCCGTAAGATACCGCAGGTTGCGGCGCAGGCGAAGGTCATCAGGCGCTAAGTCCACGGCTAACTTCGCCTGCTCGATAGCTATATCCTTGAGCCCAAGATGCCACGCAGAAATGCTGGCGAGATCATGCGCCCAGTACCCCCAAACCTCCGGGTCGCAAGTATAGACTAATTGCCTATCCTTGATCTTTAAAGCTCGCATGGAAGCGGCAAAGCACTCCTCCCAGCGATGCTGGCGGTACATGAGCATAGCCAATTCGCACCACGGTTCGCGGGTGTTAGGGGCTTCGCCTGCCGCCATGTAGTACCACTTCTCGGCCTGCGGCAGATCGCCAGTCTCAGCGTAGGACTTGCCCATCAAGCGCATGGCGTAGCTACGCTCGTTCTGATTGCTGGCCGCGTTCATATCAAGATATTTCTGGAGAGCTTTCTTAGCTTCATCCCAGCGCTGATAAAACGTCAGTTCGCGCGCGTAATAGAAGTAGTGATGCGGGTCACGGTCGTCTTCTTGCACTGCGAGTTCTAGCAGCGGCATATATTGCCCCCGACTTTTAGTTGGGTCGGGATAATGCGAAATAAGTAGTTTATTTGACCATACTTTAACTTCTGTAGTCCTCGCGTCAATTCGCAAATCTTCATGACAAGGATGCTGCCAATGGTAGCCATAGCGCGAATGTATTTTGCGGCAGGGGAAACGGATGTCGTGACCCCAGTCGAACATGTACCACATATTCGTGGTCTTACCTTTTTCCCATAGGCGCTCGATTTCCTCACGCCATCCCGGTTCTAAAACTTCGTCTATATCGAGGGAAACACATACGTCGATGGTGCGAGGAACCAGAGCCAGAGCAGCATTACGAGCAAGATCAAAGCGCCATGGACTAATGTGTATATCGTAAACAACAGCGCCACATTCTCTGGCAACGTCAACCGTACCATCATCGCTTCCAGTGTCAGCAATAAGGATGAGATCAGCCTCTTTAGCGGACTCGCAGAACCTACGAACAAACTGCGCCTCATTTTTACTGATAGCGTAGACACATATGTTGAGTTTGTCTTCTGTCATAAAGCTCTCTATTAGCAAGATTAGAAGGTGATGGTGCCTGTACCAGTCCAGCGGTAAATGCGATAGCCGCCAGATGTGCTTACTGTAGGCGAACCAGTTGTGGAAACAGCAGCGTCATATCCTTCTAAATACCGGATAATTACAACGCCTGATCCGCCACTCCCACCGGCAGGCGCACCGTCAGCGCATGACCCACCGCCTCCCGATC